CACCATGCGCCACGCCAGTGGCCAGGTGGTGCTTCAGGATCGTGTTCTGTGGCCGCGGCATCTTGCTCATGACCTTAGCACTCTGCACGAACTTCGATGCTCTGGACGTCATCAAGTGTTGCATCAGTACTACGAAGCTGCGGGGTGCTCCTCGCTGCCACGCCTCCATCGCGCATTGGTGGTATGAAGCCACTACGTCCGCGCGGTCCTCTACCCCGCCTCGCTGCGTGGGTGGCACCAGCCAGTTGCCAAGACTACGGTGCTTGAATGCAGCACAGCGGTCCTTGGTAGCAAACCTCCTCAAGAATTCCACACAGCGCTGGCCGACCTGCTGTTTGAACGTGTTGAGACGGTGGCCAAGAGCAACAAGCCCGTATATGATGAGTTGTGTCGCTCGAGTGCACCGGCAAGTCAAGGACAGGTCGTCTCCTTGATGCCTTCGCATCGTTACCTCAGCTCTGACCGACAGCCCTAACCTCTCCAACAGGCGCAAGCACAGCTCGTAGTAAGCCTTGTTGAAGATCGTGTTGAGCAAGTCTGTGGTCCTCACGCCGCTGCATAGACCCATCTTCAGTTGCACCAGCACGCCGAGCTCGGTCAGCTCTTTGATGACCGCTGGCGACGCATCCTCTAACTCTCCACTGTGCAGCCTGCGGGCCGCCTCCTCGCTCAAGTCCTTCAGCTTATCCTTGCTGAACGATCGCGAGCTGTTGTGCCAATACTGGTGCTCCATCTGGCGGCTCGCTATGCTCGCGACGCGCAGATACTCAGCCCGCTCGGCACCATCGGTGATGCGCACGGCAACGACGTTGGACACCTCCCTCAGGGCAAACGCCTGCATCGCTACTTCGTGGTGAGCGTTGAAGTCCGACCAGTCCAGGCTCAAGGCGTGCATGCCTCTGTCCAGTTCAGACATGAACTGGAGCAACTGCTTGCTGCCGCTGCCAGGTTCGACGGCATGGCCGTTGGTCTCCGTAGCCTGCATGGCTGTCTCGTAGCCAGAGAAAGCCAAGTGCTGAAGCACGTAACTTATGTCTGCGCCACACAACAGCAGCCTGCTCTTGCCCATCTCGAGCTTCTCCGCAGGTGTGAAGGTGGCTATCAGATGCCCGTGAGCTGCGTCTGCTGCCAGCACTGTGGCCAGGCGCTTACCTGAGAACATCTCCATCGATGCCTTTCTGCTCAGCTTGCGAGACTTGATGCCCGTGTGTGACAAGCTGTCTTGCCGCGCTAGCTCAGACGCATAAGAGTCGTACTCCTCACGAGGGAGGCCGGCTTTCTTGAAGTCGTCCCAAGCCAACCTTGAGAGTTGGTCCTCCTCCAGGCCATCGGACGGCTTCACTGCCACGTACAAGCAACGCTTTGAGCTGGAGCCCGAGGCTGCCCAAGCAATCCTCTTTGCGAATAGTCGATCGACGTCGAGCCTGCCGGCTGCCGCGTGCTCGTCCAACGTAGGGACATCCACTTCTCGCACCACCTGGCGGATACAGTCTCGCAGTTCTTCGTCGTATGCATCCTTAGTCCACAAGTATGTCTTTGAAGCTTCGACGTCGGCCGGCGGGTATGAGAACAGGAAGTTGCAACCCGACCTGCCTTGCAGCTCTGCTTTGCGATCGCTCAGGTTCTCGCTCCTGCCACTGTACATCTCGAAGTAGGCCAAGTCACTCATCAAGTGCCAAGACCGCTTGAGGCTCAATGCCCTGCGCTCCTTACGTGAGTAGAATGGGCAATCTCGGAATGATGCTTTGCGGGCCGCAGTGGTCAGAGCCTTGCACACTGTGAGGTACTGCTTGTTCGAGCTGCACCTCCACATGCGAACTGCCTTGAGCGCAACACACGCAGTCGCGCAGTCTTGAAGAGCGAGCACGCCCAGCACTAGGCC